GCTCTCCTGCTGTAGCTGGCGCCTCCAACGCCAGCGCCGCCAGCGCCGGAAGAAGACGACGCAGCTGGAACTTGGTGCTGGTGCTGGTAGTTCATCTTTGTGGGGACGATGATTCGAGCGACTCTGAGGAGGACCCTGGCTTCCGTCCGAAGCTCGAGTCAATGGAGCCTTACATATCGTTTGAGCGTGGTTATGATGGGGTGACCAAGCCGAATGGTGATTGGGCCAGGATCCACAACCAGATGGCAACCGCACCTGGTCAGTGGGGCCTTAAGAATGAGGCTTACATTTTTGCGCAGACGGGATTGGTGATTAACCCAAACATGGTCGTGGAGTTGGGGTGTTATACGCCTGGTGTAGGGGGCAACCTCTCTTCCAATTATTATGACTCCCCATGCGCTGGCGCGTATAAGGAGAGGGACTGGAAGGGTATGCCAGGACAGCTCACGACTAATAAGGTGGTGGCGAATTTGAATCGCGTTCAGCGCAGCAAGGCAGCGGCCCTTGCTACTGGTGCTCTTTTTGCTCAGGTGGATGATAATCCTGAGGATGCTGATTTGCTTATGCACGCCGCCGCGGCGGTTCTCCGTGAGTTTTCAGCTAACCCGGAGATTTTCGATCATATCCGCCCCTACGACGAAAACGTTGCCATTAATGGCCGTCGCGCTTCAGCGAGCTCCTTGGAGGGGATACCATGCGAGGAGTTGTTCCTCAGGGGTTGCGAGCCCTTGAATAAGACTACTAGTGCGGGTTGGCCTTGGCGCAGTGCCGGTTTTGGCTCCGGGAAGTTGCCGTGGTTGAAACGCGAAGACGACGGCACTTATTCCATGGGCAAAGCCTTGCGTGAGCAATACGACGAGTTGGAGGAGAAACTCGGTGAAAAAGAATATGAGACTAAGTTCATATTTGGTATGTGCCCTAAGGATGAGCCTGTGAGTGAGGCGAAATACGAGATTTGCAAGGTCCGTATGATATTGGTCGGGCCTTTGGAGGCCAACATCCTTATGCGGAAGTACCTCATGTGCTTTTGTCGCGTTATGGCCATTTTCCCTTTCACTTTTTCCTCCATGGTTGGGGTGGACGCTACTAGTGTTCAGTGGTCTCAGATTCATAATTTCATAGTTGGCCGCGGGGCTTATGCCTGGGACGGTGATTACCAGGACTTCGATAAGAACATGATCAACATGGTCATTGTCGCAGTCTTGTGGATCTTTGCTGGCCTTATGGTGGCCAGCGGGAATTATGACGATAAGGCTTTGACTATAGCCAAGGGCCTTCTTCGCGCTTTGTCCTCTCCCATTATTGACGTTTTTGGCGTCCTTTATTGGGTTAGCGCCATGAACACTTCGGGGAATACCATTACCACTCAGTTTGGTTGTGTCGCCAATAACGTGTACATCACTTACAGCTTTTTTAAGCATCTCAAGAGTGTTTTGGGCACGGAATTCGACTTCATGTTTGCTGAGCGCCTCATGCGAGCCGTCATGCGTAAGGCCATGTATGGCGATGACAATCTCGTTAGCTGTCTGTATGATGACGTGTTCGATTGCGTGGCGATGCAGTCTTGCTTGGTTGGTCTTATCGTTTACACAGATGCTAAGAAGAGCAAGGTGGTCAAGAGCTTCACTCCGACGGATGAGCTGCAGTTTCTTGGTAGGACGTTCGTTAGGAGGAGCGATAATAGGGTTATCCCCCCTTTGGAGTGGGCCAGGATCACCAAGATGATTATGTTCTACCGCAAGCTCCCTGGGCTGGATTTTGCTAATGTCATCAAGCCAGTCTATAGGGCCGCTCTTATGGAGTCGTACTTCCATGGGCGTGAGGTGTACGACATCTTTTTTGGCCACTTGGCTTCTGTCTTGGCGGCTCACTTCGAAATCAACGACGAGAGCA